TGCTTCCATTATGCACTCCCACCAGAATCTATATGACAGGTTCATGTCGCTCATGGATTCATTATATTTCTCTACGTTCCGCACATGGCACTCAAAAAGAACACATGAACATCGCAGAGGGATGTAGGGAAATTTTTGTCGAACAATTTCCTGCTGTATCAGAAGCCCTGGAATGGGTCTAAATATTTTTGTATTGAATTCTTAACAATGTCAACGTATCCTGTAGTTCACAAAGAAACTGGTGAACAAAAAGAAGTAGTGATGAGTGTTCATGATTGGCCTCAATGGTGTGATGATAATCCTGAGTGGAAAAGAGATTGGTCTGACCCATCAACTTGTCCTCAACCGGGGGAGGTTGGAGATTGGCAAAATAAACTAATCGCCAAAAATCCTGGTTGGAATGAAGTGCTTGCAAAGGCACAAAAAGCACCTGGTTCAAGAGTAAAGCAAATTTAGTATGCCTAGAAGAAAAAAGACCTCAGAAGAACCTATTGGGGTAGGTATGACTTCGATGAGGATGAAAAAGAAAAAACCCCTAGGTTCTAATTACTTGGTCGATATCGAACCTCTCACTGAAAATCAAAAAAGATTGTTCAGTTCTTATGCCGAAAACAAACATCTAGTTGCATATGGATGTGCAGGTACAGGTAAGACTTTTATTACCTTATATAATGCACTAAAAGATGTTCTTGACGAAAATACTCCATATGAAAATGTATACATTGTCAGATCTCTGATTGCCACTCGCGAGATTGGTTTTCTTCCTGGTGACCATGAAGATAAATCTTCTCTGTATCAAATTCCATACAAGTCCATGGTAAAATATATGTTTCAAATGTCATCTGATGTTGACTTTGAAATGTTGTATGGAAATCTCAAGGCACAAGAGACAATCAAATTTTGGAGCACATCATTTCTGAGAGGAACAACTCTTGATAATGCTGTCATCATAGTTGATGAATTTCAAAACTTGAATTTTCACGAACTTGATAGTATAATTACAAGAATTGGTGAAAATAGTAAAATTTGTTTCTGTGGCGATGCCAGACAATCAGATTTGACAAAAACCAATGATCGTAACGGTATTATGGATTTTATGAATATCCTTAGAAAAATGCCGTCTTTTGACGTTATTGAATTTGAGATTGACGATATTGTCCGTTCAGGTTTAGTCAAAGAGTACATCATCGCAAAAATGGAAGCAGGTATGTAATGTTTAATCATGTTGATGTTAGTCTTCCTCAACTTGAGAGGGAGACTATTGATGGGGTGAGATACTATTCTGTCCCCGATGAAGAAGAACTTCTCCGACTGGTCTCTATTACTTCGATTACCAGTCACTTTAATAAGGAAATCTTTATTAAGTGGAGAAAGAAAGTTGGTAATGAAGAAGCAGATCGTGTCACAAAACGTGCTACAAAACGTGGCACCGATATGCACACTTTAGTCGAATACTTCATGAAAAATGAGGAACTTCCTGAGGTTCCACCTATTTCAGAATTTTTGTTTAAAATCTCTAAACACAAGTTAAAGAATATAAATAATATCCATGCCCTGGAAGGTTCCCTATATAGTAAACAGTTAGGGATTGCGGGAACCGTCGATTGTATTGCAGAATACGAGGGTGAGTTAGCAATAATTGACTTTAAGACATCAGCAAAACCGAAACCACGAGAGTGGATTGACCACTACTTTGTGCAGTGCATGGCATATGGTTGTATGCTGTACGAACTGACAGGAATCTCTGTCAAAAAACTTGTAATTATCATGGCATGTGAAAATGGAGAATGCGTCGTCTATGAAGAACGAAACAAATCAAAATACATCAAACTTCTCAGCAAATACATTAGAAAGTTTGTTACAGATAAACTGGAACTCTATGGAAACCAATAAGGAACTGGAACAAGCATTAGAGAGTAAATTTCTAACACCATCTAAGTTTTCTATGGAAATAGAAACCATAGTGGCAAAGGAAGGCATGAATTATATTGATGCCATTTGCTACTATTGTGAGATTAACAATATTGAGGTAGACTCAGTAACAAAGTTAATTTCAAAACCACTCAAAGAAAGACTGAAGTATGATGCTATCAGTCTAAACTTTATGAAGAAAACTTCGAGAGCAAAACTACCTTTATGATCGTGACTCCTTTTGAAACCTATCAACATTATTTGTCACTCAAAAATCACTTTACAAATCCAAAATACGATTTCTTTAAATACGGAGCAAAAACCCGTGCTAGTATGGCATCCTTTAATAAAAGGAGAGATAAGTATTGGTTCGAAAAAACTTCCCGTAAGTATTCCAATAAAGAAATCGTAAATTTTTTAGTGTCTAATTTTGTTTCCACTGACACCCCACAAAACCTATGGATTGGAGAAATTATCAATTCTGGCGAAAGAAAGTACGCCGACTGGATGAAACGTCAACAGAGTTTGACTTACTTATTCAAAGAACAAAGCAACGAATTGCTCTCTCAGAACGACTTAGAAGCTCTATTCAACTGCTCGAAAGGGCACCCACCAATTCTAAAAAAGTATTTGGGAGGAGAAATAAGTTTAGAGACGCTTTCAATTATGGAAAGAATTTTTTGTTTCGTAAAAAAATTTGATAAGGAACTAAAAGATCCGGTGTGGGAATCCGTAAGTCTAAAAATAAAGAAGTATATTCCCTTTCTAAATATTGATGTGTTTCATCATAAAAAAATACTGAAGGAGATTATTAGTAATGGCACTTGAAAATACTACAGTCCTGGCAAACTTGCAGGATCAATTTGAAAAAGTTAATAAAGAATTGGGTATTCTCACTAATACTCGTATGAAATTGATCGGTGCTATTGAAGTGCTAGAACAAATTGAAAATAGTAAAGTTGAAGTTGAGGAACAAGTAGAGGAAGAAGGAGAAGAATGATATGAGTTTTTTCGACTCTGAAATTGTTCGAGAAGAATTGGAAATTATCAATGAATTACAAAGTGAAATATTCAATGAATTATCAACCTTTCCGACTCTAACTATTCAACAAAAAAATGAACACATTGAAAAAATGGCATCGTTGTTGGAAAAACAACAACTGATGTACACGAGAGTATCTCTTTCTGATGATCCAGAAGCGATCAGAATGAAAGAGGAGTTGCAGAAATCATTGATTTTGATGGGTTTCCCACCAAATACCAATGTGAACACATTTTTTGAAACCATGACTCAGACAGTAAAAAATCTGAAGTTACACGTTGACTAGCAACCCAATCCTTGCTATACTATCCAAGTAAATCCAACACATCCAACTAATCCGAGGTAATCCTAATGTCATTTGCTGACCTTAAGAAGCAATCCAAACTGGGCTCCCTGACCCAAAAACTGGTCAAGGAAGTCGAAAAAATGAATAATACAGGTAGTTCAGGCGATGATCGTCTGTGGAAACTAGAAGTAGATAAAAGCGGTAATGGTTATGCCGTTATTCGTTTCCTCCCTGCCCCTGATGGAGAAGATCTCCCATTCGTCAAACTGTACTCCCATGCCTTCCAGGGTCCTGGTGGATGGTATATTGAGAACTCTCTGACCACTCTGGGTCAGAAGGACCCCGTGTCTGAATACAACACGATGCTGTGGAACAACGGCACCGATGCTGGTAAGGAAGCAGCACGTAAGCAAAAGCGTAAACTGACCTACATCGCAAACATCTATGTGGTCAAGGACCCCACCAATCCTTCCAATGAAGGTAAGGTGATGCTGTATAAGTTCGGTAAGAAGATCTTTGACAAAATTACTGCTGCTATGCAACCCGAGTTCGAGGACGAGGAAGCAATCGATCCGTTCGACTTCTGGCAGGGTGCCAACTTCAAACTGAAGGCAAAGAACGTTGCAGGTTATCGTAACTATGACTCTTCAGAGTTCGCACGTCAGGATTCATTGCTGGATGATGACGATGCCATGGAGGCAATCTGGAAGAAGGAGTATTCCCTTGAGGAGTTCACCGGTGCAGACCAATTCAAGTCCTATGATGACCTGAAGAAGCGTCTGAACTATGTTCTCGGCAACAACTCTCCTACTCGTATTGACGAAGAACTGGAAGATGAGAGTGAGGGTCGTGGTCCTGCACCTTCACCAGTTCCCGAGAATCTCCGTGACGAACTGAATAGTCTGAAACCGACTGCTTCAGTTGATGACGATGATGACGATACTCTATCTTACTTTGCTAAACTAGCAGAATAATAAAAAGGGGTCTTATGACCCCCTTTTTTATGGCATTCTGTTTTTAGTATTTTCTGTTCGAATAAGACGTTCATTAATGAATTCGGATGATCTGGAATAAATCATCTCTTGACGCATATCATTCAAAAATTGCTGCAAATATTCTACTTTGAGTAAATAAATTGATCTTTTGGCATCATTTTTTCTGACTTCATATTCATAATTTGATATGCCATTGATTGGAGAAATTGTCGTATTAAAATCATCGGGATCTG